CTTCCGCAGTTCTTCGTCGAGGGCCTCGTCACGGACCTTCTTGAGCCGCTGGTCTGCCGTGCGGTCCATCTGCTGCGTCCAGTAGCCACAGGCCATGGCCAAGGCTTCCAGCCGGTCCTCATTGGGCAGGGCACCCTTGAGGCGGCTCATGCGGGTCATCTGGTGGACCAAGGAGTACTGCGGAGACTCCTGCTGTACCGCCGAGTCCTGCAGGATCACCTGACGATCCACCACGAGCTTGTGGCTCTTGAAGATCGGTTCCAGGATGTCCAGCATCCGGAACTCCTTCTGTCCGCGTGACCACCCGTTCCACTCCTCGGGGTTGATGTGGGCCACCCCGGCTTTCTTCAGACCCATCGAGGAACCCGCCAGAGGCCACGAGATACAACTGGCCGTGCGCCCAGCGGACGATGGCGTAGGCCGTTTCATCCTTGCCTTGGCCTGACGGGTCTACCGCCATGACGGTCCCGCCGTACTTCGACATCTCCTCAGACTTCCAGATAGGCCGATGGTACATATCCCCATCGAAGCCACCTGCCGGGAGATCCTGAAGCACCGCATCGCGATCCTTTCCCCATACCAACTTGATCGGCGTGAGGTCGGGATCTACGTCCATCACCAACAGATCCGAGAGCTTGAGCGGGTGCCGCTCCACATCACTCGGGTTGGTATCCAGCATGAACTGCAGGGCGTACCCAGCGGCTCCATAGGAGAGCCTGCGGCCCTCAAGGTCTTCCCGTGTGAACCGCACCGGGTCCACGATCTCCCCCGCCCGTGCGCCCTTGGCGATGAGCTTGAGCACATACGGGGCAAGGCGTCCGTGGTAGACCTCCGTCCGTGCCGGGATCTCGGCAGGCCAGATCATCAACTGGTAGCCACGCCCCACCAGCCGGTTGTACAGGGAGGCTTCGATCTGCGGGGTGCCGAGGTAGATCACCCGGCCATCCGGCTTGAGCACGGCATCGAACTCCTTCACTAGTTCGCTGAGGCGTTCCCGCAGCAAGAAGGTGTAGGAGTTCTTTGGAACCTCGATGTCATCCGCGATGATAAGGTCCGCACGAGATCCCGTAAGCTGCCCGGTGATGCCCACGGACTTGACCGAGGGGTCACGGGAGGGCCGAGCGGGGCCGACATCGAACAGCACATTGGAATCCCGCTGGCCTGCTCCCGCAATGAGATGCTCGCACAGCGGCATCCCGTTGATGATCTGCTTGACGAACGTGGAGAACGTATCGCTCAACTGCTGATTGGCCGACACGACCATGATCTTCATGTCGGGGTTCAGCAAGAGATGCCACACCACGAACCCTGCGGTGATCCAGCTTTTGCCCACGCCTCGGAAGGCTTCCACTACAAGGCGCTTGTTGCCGTGCTGCAGGTTATAGGCGATGTCGAGTTGGACCTTGGTGGGCTCAGGAAGCCCGAGGTACAACCAGAGGTGGATGAGGAAGACCCGAAAGTCATCCAAGCCTTCTGCCGCGAGTTCTTCCCGTGTGGGGACGCGGGCCATCAGCCAATCCGCGCAATCACAGCATCGTCCTCATCATCGAACTTCTTGGGGTCCACCGTGGCCGTCAGCTTGGACCGCACGGCATCCAAGGCGGTGTCCTCGATCACCCAGCCGTTCTCCTTCAGCATCCGCTGCACGGTGGCCAAGCCGCTGTCACTCAGCGTCCCGCTATCCAACCGGGCGAGGATGGTATCCAACAGCCGGTCCGCAATGCGGTCCAGCTTCTCAACGTGTTCAGGATTGGTTCGCATTACGGGCTCCGGTACACAAAGGTCACGGCTGACCACACGCCATTCATGAGGAACAGCGCCACACTGATAGCTGCGGTGGCCTTGCCCTTCCAAATCTCCAAGGCGCTGATGCGCTTGTTCTGCTCATCCAGCCGAGCATCAGTGGCTTCTCGATTGGTGGCGACATTGGCCAACAGTGAATCCAACTTTCCCTCAATCACCCCAAGGGAGCGATAGAGGGCCTGATCGTGTTCCATGTGTGATCCCCACTGGGGAGCCACCGATGTACTGATGACTCCCCAGGGCTCAGGTGGTTACTCAGGGATGGCCGCGTTGGGGCGCGCCTTCCGCTTCACGAACTGCTTGCTGTATCGGTCGTAGACGCCCTGAAGCGCCGTACTGGCGTCCACTTCACGGATCGCCCCCTGCATCTCATCGGACATCTGGAGGGCCTGCTGGACTTGCGGGTACTCCGCAATCATCCGCGCCTTGGCCTCCTCCTGCGCCCCCTTCACCAAGGCCGTCGCAAATGACAGCTTGTCTTCCTCGGATCGGGACTGATAGTCCGGGTCAGTGACCATCGCCGTGAGCTTGGTGCGGAGCTTCGTTTCCCCCACCAGCTCCAGCCAACGGTCATACGGGCTTTGGGTCTGTCCATTCGGCAACCGGCGGTCATCGAAAGTCTCCCGATCCCGCAAGTCGATGCTGTTAGACCCCTGCCGAAGTACCGGCTCAGGCATCGGCATGGCCTTCCCGAGCTTCACCAGTTCGTTCATCACGTTGGGCCGCTCGATCTCATCGCCCACCGTGAACGGGTTGATGATGTTGTCCACGCCAAGGTATCCGGGGGGCCGCAGGATCTTCTCCCCGAACAGATTACGCCGGGGCTCCAAGGTCTGACTGAAGCCGGGGGTGCGCGCCTTCAGCTCCTCAATGACCCCTTTGGATTCCATGATGAACGGATTGGGGTCCACCTTCCGCAGAATGTTGGGAAGGAAGGAGCCTGCGGTGTTCTCAAGGAACGCCTGAGCCTTGTCTTCACGACCAGAGGAGATCATGTCGAAGAAGTCACTGACGCCCTGCATGAAGGACTTCGATGTGACTGAGGCTGCGACTGAGGCCATCGCCACCGTCGCCACGTCACCAAGATTCGAGTCATCCAACTCCCCACTCATTTCCACGGCATCGGCCACAATGCTGAACGCCGTGAGCACCGGGTCAGCCTTGCGATACGAGACGTACCGATCCCCAATGCGGATGCTGTAGGGCTGCCACCCGGCCTGCTGCAGTTGCCTGCGGAGGCCAGGGTCGCTTGGGCCACCCCCGGTGATGACCTTGTTCATCGCGAGGAGGGTTCCGGCGGTCCAGAACAACGCCCCGACCTCGGCCTTCGACTTCGCCAAGGCGATGCGCTCCGGGTCTCCGGACTTCATCGCGGCCTTCCATTCCGCCGTGGCCTTGTTGATGATCGGGGTGCGCTCGGCAGCGAACCTGAAGATATTGATGGGGGTCTTCACGAACGGCATAATCATCCGCCCGATCAGGGGGTTGTTGTTCACCAAGGACTGGATGTCCTGCCCCAGTGTCCCCGCCCCGAGATCGTTGGTGAAGGTGCTCACCCGCGCATAGTCCAAGGCCCACGGATTCGCCGCTGCTCCATCCGGCGCAAAGTTCCACTTGCTCTGGTCCTTGAGGCGCTGCTGAAGCTCTGCCACATCCGTGATGCCACTCTCCCGCGCCTTGCGGAGAATCTGCGCCCGCACGTTCATGCGGTAGTTCATCTGCTTGAAGAACTCGTCCGCAGACATCAGGGCTCTGGATGGCAGTCTGCCTATCACCCGCATCGCCTCCTTAAACGGGTGGCGTGTGCCATCTGCCTCCCGCTGCGCCTTTGCGGCATCCGTCATGTCCAACAGGCCACCCACACGATCCGGGGCCTGCGGGTCGAGGACATTGAGGCCCGTCTTGAACGCCTTGCTCATAGCGGCCATGGAGTCCTGCACATCGTGCCAGAGCGCCATCGGCTCCACCATGTCCACCGCGAAGTCCCGGAGGCTGGAATCCTTCGACCGAACACCGGCCCACCAGTATTCCACGGGCCGCTGCATCATGACCATGGCGTTACTGACGATGTTGCCCACATGGGTCGTGGGGGCCGAGAGCATCGCTTCCATGCGCCAGGTCAGGGCGAAGTCCCGCACCCGCTGGTACTGGGTTTCCGGGACCGCCACCTTGGCCTTCTTGGTCTGCTCAAGGCCCAGCAAGACCCGCATCATCTTCGCGGGGTCTCCATCGGTCATGAACACCGAACGGGCGAGATCGCGGATCTCCTGGTTGCTGAGACCCTCAAGAATACTGGAGGTACCCCCAGCCTCTTGCGTGGCTCCTAGGGGCCTTCCAGCCCCGGCATCGGCCTCTTTTGCGGCTCCCTCACCGACCGTCATTGCCTGCTGCCTCAGTGCCCGAGCCGTGTTGCTCACCGAGCCACTCAGGTACACATGCAGCGCGTTGAGGCGGTTCAGGCCCTGCTCCAGCGCCAGCATCAGATCCCCGTCCTCGGGGTTCAGGTCGGCAGCCCGAGAGACCTTGGCGACATCATCGGCCAGCTTGGCGCGGACCGTGCGGAGCATGTACAGTCTGGCCGCAAGATTGTCGGTGTCCCCGAAGACGGCAGCGGCCTGGGCCACGGCACGGGTGGGGTCCTCGTCAATCCCGAGATCCACGGCCAGCGCCTTCGCCTTCTCGGCGGTTTCGGCCCATGCCTCGGGGCGACCACGAGCGATCTCTAGCGGCTCCAGATGGGTGTCAGCCAGCGCCTTGACGACGTTGATGACCTCATCCGGTGACGTATCGTACTTGATGTTCAGGCCGGTGTTATCGAGGATCTGGGCGGCATCACGAGGATCGAGGCCCTCGTCATACGCCCGCTTGGCCTCGCCCCACCGGGAAACCTCAACGGCCCCGGCCCACTCGTCAACCGAGACCCCATGGTTCACGGTCTTGTTCACGTAGTTCATGCCAGCGGCCACGGTCTCCGCTTCTTCGCGGGTGGCGTACTTGGCAGCGGTGGGGGCGGCATCAGCCACCACATTCACCGGCACCACCTCCACCCCATCCTCCACTTCCCGCACCGTCACCACATCCGTTGGCTTCGGCGTCTCTGCCGCCACTGTAGCTTCGTCGAGGAGGCGCGAGGCTTCCGCCATGTCACCCTTCCGGGCCGCTCGCATGGCCTTGGTACCGGCCACCATCAAGTCGATCGTGGTCCCGAGGAGCATGCCTTCGGCCACGTTCTTGATGCGCCCTTCCAGCTCCGTGTCGTCCTCATCGGACTCCAGCAGGTTGCTGATGGGGTTCTCTAGGAACGTCCCCTTCACGGCATCACTGAGGCGGTCCGCATTGGCCTTGAAGAACGTCGCGTCCACGAGGCCACCCTTGGCTGCCTCGAATCCGATGCGGGCTCCTGTGGTCGTTGGGGCAGCCACGCCGAG